ATACCGAATCAGTTTTGACTATCTCTCCGACTTGCCCGAGTCTGACAGGATCGAAGAAATTAACAGGCTGCGGGCTGAGATTCATAAGCACAGTCCGTTCAATTCGGAGCCCGTCGATTTCGTACGTTGGGTCAAGGCCGATACGGTCACAAGTAATGACTATAACCCCAACCAGGTAGCCCCGCCAGAAATGGAACTGCTGCGCGAGTCAATCTCTCAGGACGGTTACACTCAGCCTATCGTTACGTTTAACGGCGGCTCAGTCCGTGAGGTTGTTGACGGCTTCCATCGTCATCGCGTCGGCAAGGAATGCCCCGACGTTCAGTCCCGCATTAAGGGGTATCTCCCTGTCGTAACGATCAATGAGGACCGGACGGACAAGGGGGACCGAATCGCGTCTACCATCCGTCACAACCGCGCTAGGGGTAAACACAAGGTCGAGGCCATGGCTGATATCGTCGTCGAACTGAAACGGCGCAATTGGTCCGACGCGAAGATATCTAAGAATCTCGGCATGGACCCCGACGAGGTTTTAAGGCTCTGTCAGATTACCGGAATGGCAGAAGCGTTCGCGGATTCCGATTTCTCTAAGTCCTGGGATATCGGGTTCGAGGAAGCCATTGAAGATATCACGTTTGAGGATGCGGAGGCGATCAATGGTTAGCCGCGTCTATCACACCTGGGATAAGTGGGAGTGCTATCCGGCTGGATTCTATGAAGGTCAAGTAACGGGAAAGACGGATGACGAGTGCCGGGAAATGTACCGAGCCTTTCTGTCGGATCTGGACGCCTTTGACAAGGCATTGAGGCGGGTCCTGGCTGAGTGGCCCAATTCAACCGAGCATTACCTAACCAATGAGAGCATGAACCGGATAGCGTGGTTAGGACAGGCGTCGGCCTGTATCGCTCTAGGCTTGCCGTCTAAGTACCGATCCGGTTACTTCCTGTTGACCGATCAGCAGCAGAAAGACGCGGACGCGCTTGCCCTTGAATACCTCAACAAGTGGCTTGCGGAAAGAGGGGATGAACCCGTAGAGCTTGACGGGGCCGGGGTTAAGACCAAGGTGAACCTTTACTAACATGAAAAAATATAGAGAGCTAAACGTCTTGGACGCATCGAAGGAAAGAATCGGGATGGTCTTTGACAAGTTTGAGAAAGTCATCCTCTCATTCAGCGGCGGGAAAGACTCAACTGTCATGTTTCACGTTGTGGCCGAGGAAGCCAGGAAGCGCGGTAGAAAATTCGCGGTTATGTCCATCGACTTTGAGGCGCAGTATAAAGCCACCGCCTCGCATATCGAACGGATGCTAGAGCTTTACAAGGACTGTATCGAGCCGTATTGGATTTGCTTGCCGATGCACCTGAGAAACGGGGCAAGCAATTTTGAGCCGTGGTGGATTTGTTGGGACAAGGACCGTAAAGAGGCATGGGTCAGAGAAATGCCCGCGTCCGCGATTCAAGATGAATCGTTCTTCCCGTTCTTCCACAAGGGTATGGAGTTTGAGGAGTTCTGCCCCTTGTTTGCTGAGTGGTATAGCGGAGGTGTTAATACGGCGGTCTTTGTCGGCATCCGGGCCGATGAATCCTTGAACCGTTATAGGACCGTCGCCTCTCCCGCGTTCCTGAGAAACAAGGAAATGTTTGAGAATCACCCCTACACGACCAAGGTAACGGATACATCTTACAACGTCTATCCGATTTACGATTGGAAGGTGTCGGATATTTGGGTCTATCACCGGAAATTCAAGGACCGTCCGCACAATGAGATTTATGATCTGATGCACCAAGCCGGGGTCACCCCCTCGCAGCAGAGACTTTGCCAGCCTTACGGCGACGATCAGAGGCGCGGACTGTGGCTCTACCATCTGTTAGAGCCTGAGACTTGGAGCAAGGTAGTCGCCCGCGTGAACGGGGCTAACGGAATGGCCCTATACGTTGAGGAAACCGGGAATGTGACTGGATACAACAAAATCAATAAACCCGAGGGGCATACCTACAAGAGCTTTTGTCACTTGCTCTTGACTACGCTCCCGAAGAAATCGCGGGATCATTTCCTCTCCCGCTTTAAAGTGTTTATCCGTGGCTGGCGCAAGCGGGGATACACCAATGACATACCTGACGAAGCCCCGCGAGTTTTGGAGAACGCCCACTGGGCTCCGAGCTATCGACGGCTCTGTAAAGTCCTATTGAGAAATGACTATTGGTGCAAGGGTCTTGGACTGACTCAACCGATGAGCCCCGCATACGAAAAATACATGGAGATCAAGAAATATAAATCTCAGGATAAATTGGTTGAGGCGAATGTCTGAGAGAACATATCTCCACAAATGCCCCGTATGCCTTTCCGGTCTTGATATCGCGCTAGATACTATGAGCGAAGAAATCCGAGTAAGGCCCGAGAACCTACCGCCCCTCGCCAAAGACTTAGTAGCCGTGGTCAACGCCTACAAGCGAATTAAAAAGTTAGGCCCGGATTGGGAAGCAAAACACATGGCCCGAGGTCTTATCTATGCGGGGGAACTATTGAACGTCGTAGGCCCGCAAGGCGGCGCGGTAGATCGTGCCGTGGGACTTCTGGAATGGCTGGCGGCAGAGAAAAGAGACTTTGACCTGGGATCGGCTGGCACCCACTTCGGAGCCTATCAATCCTGGATGGCGGCTAAGACGGCAGAAACGCGGGGACGCTGCCGGGAGTGCGGGGAGTCGTACTGGGTCAAAGAAAATATGCCGTCCGATAATTGCGGACGCCATTGACAAACTTTATCCGATACTCTATAATACCATCAGTAGTTAAGGGGGAAGATTGAAAAACGATACCAAGGACGCACCGAAGCAGGGGCCTTACGACTGGACGATTGAGGACCGCCAGGAAGGAGGTTACGTCGTTATCGACCGCAATCAGAACTTTGTCGCAAAGACCTATTCGATGCCGACGGCGGAAATGATCGTCGCGGCTCCCCGCCTTCTCGCGGCTAATGCGGAACTGCGGGAGGCGTTGGAGCAAGCTGATAAGCCTTGCTCTGGAACTGGCGGGTACTGCGAGACGCACGACAATTGCGGGGACCTGTCGGTCCTCGCCGCCCACGCTCGTTCGCTGGAAGCCGCTCTCCTGGCGTCCCGGATTCAGGCTACGAAGACCCGTCGCGTGTGCGAGGTCCTGGTGAAGTTCTGGGAGGAAGGCTGGAACACGACCAAGATCGGCCGCCTCGCGGACGATGCCCGCGCCGCGCTGGCCGGAAGGTTCGACGCAGAGGCGAAGGCTCTGCTGGATGTCGCCCGCACCGGAGAGGAGTGGCGGCAACTCCAAATCAAGCTGGCGCGGTTCTCTCACGCCGGAGGATTGACGAGCATCGAAGGAGACGAGGTAGCGGAGAAATCGAGTCACGCGCTGATCGCGCACGAGGACGCCCTCTCCGCTCTCGCCACGGCCCGCGCCGCCTTGGCGAAGTCCGACGAGTTGAAGGGGGGAGCGTGAAGTTCAAAATAGGTGATCGCGTCGGATACGTTTCCGTCCTCGGGGACTCCGACTTCCAGCACGTCGGCAAGGTCTACGACATTTGGGAAGAAGGAATCCCGTCGTGCCGCGAACCGATGTTGAAGATCGAGGGGAAGTCTGGTTGCGTCCTGGCGACTCATTGCGTCCATCTTCCCACGGAGACAGCGTGACCCCCTCACCGACGCGAGAGCGGGAGGGGCGGGAGCGGTTCTTTACCGCCGATACTCACTTCGGCCACAAGAACGTGATCCCGTATTGCGAACGCCCGTTCGCGGACGTTGACGCGATGACGGTGGGGCTTATCGACAGGTGGAATGCCGTCGTCAAGGACGGCGACGAGGTTTTTGTCTTGGGCGATTTCAGCTTCTACGGGAGCGGTAAGACCCATGACATTCTCGCCAATCTTCACGGCTCCAAGATTCTCATTCGCGGCAACCACGACGACATCAAGAGCGCGGAGAAGGCCGTACGCCTCGGGTTCTTCCAGTGGGCCCCGTCAGGTCGCGTGGAACTTGGCGGCACCGAGTTCGCGCTTTCGCACTACCCGTATCTCGGACAAGGCGACAGCACGGAAGTCGAGCGGTTCGCGGATCGCCGCCTAACGGATAACGGCGGCTGGCTTCTTCACGGTCACGTTCACCGGGAATGGAAGCAGAAGGGCCGCATGATAAACGTCGGCGTGGACGTTTGGGGTCTTGCGCCAGTCCGCGAATCGGAAATTCTCGCCTTGGTCGCAAAGGGGGTCGCGTGAAAGACAGGCACCAGGAGATTTCGGAGCGTATCGAGAAGCACCTGAGCGCGGAGATTCCGTGCTTGATCCCGAAGCCGGGTCATGCGGGATTGGTCTGCCACGAAACCATGAGTCGGTCATGGTGCCACTGCGAAGTGGCGGGCTTGCTCGCTGAGGTGAAGAGGATGCGCGAAGTGGTGGAGGCGGCGCGTCTGTTCGAGGGCGGAAACTGCATCTGCGCCTACGGAACGAGGGGGAATCCTTGCCGCGTCTGCAAGTTAAAGGCCGCACTCGCCGCCCTCTCTGCTATGGGGGAGCCGTGAGGCGACGAAAGGGGAAGTGCCCGACGTGCGGAAGAATCCTCGCGGTCAAGATCGGGGTCGGCCCATATGCCGATGGTCGCGGCGACGTGATGGAACACCGCTCAGGGACCATCAAGAAGGTGGACGTCCGCCCCTGGTGTCTCGGCGGGAAAGCTTTGGACGTGGAGGCCCGATGAAGCGCAAGAGGATCAGCGTCTTGAAATACGGATTATGGACCAGCGCCGACGTATGGGTTTGCTTCTGCGATCCACACGGATTTCCGACGAACAGAAATGAGGCGAGCCTAAAGGCCTGCGCTTGGTGCCACGGCCAGAGACCGCGCAAAGGACACGGCGGCGAACGGCCCCGCCCCTCCCGGAGGACGAGATGAGCGAAGAACCGTCGTCGTTCAAGTCCCTGCCGTTCAAGTGCGCTTTCCCGCAATGCTGGGACCGCGAACCTCACGCCCATTCATCGAAGGCGTGGGAAGAAATGTGCGGCAATCTCTCCTCCGCCCTCACCGCCACCCGAGCGGAGTTGGAGGCGACCAAGAGGGAGAGGGACGGTTGGAAGCGCGAGTGCGATAGGCAGGCAGAAAAGATCGCCGCCTACTCGGACCCGCCCGATTCGGATGATGTCTCCTGGGCCGCGGGATGGGCGACGTTCTTGGAGAATACGTTCTCATGCCAAAAGGACCGCATTCCCACTCCTGATGAGATGGCCGCGATGGCCCTCGCCCGCGCCCTCCGCTCCGCGCAAGTCATGATAGAGGAGCGGCAAAATGACGTGAACGAACTCGTTGTTATGAACGCGACGAGCAAGAAACGCGCCGAAGCCGCCGAGGCCCGCGTCAAGGAGTTGGAAGCGGAGCGAGACTCCGCGTTGATCATGAATTACAAAGAGGCCGCAGAGAAGCACTTGGCCCGCGCCGAAGCCGCCGAGGCGCGCTTCAAGGAGCTTGAGACGAAGCTGTCCGAGTGCCGATGCTGGAAGGACGAGCATTGCCCGCTGCATTCGGTCGGGATCGCGGCGGCGGTCGCTGAAACGTGCGCCCTCAAGGCAAAGCTCGACGAGGCGGTGAGACTCCTGGACAATCTCGTAGACGATGACTGCTTCAATGAGTGCGGTCACAAGCTCGGCGCGCGGAAGTTCATCGCCGCCAATGGAGGCAAGCCGTGAGCAAACTAAACGAAGCCCTAAACTACATCGAGAACTTGAAGCGCGAACTGGCCGAAACGAACGCCATGGGACGACAGATCACGAATGAGCGCGACTCACTCCGCTCCGAACTTTCCCGCGAACGCGAGAAGGTCGCGGCGTTGGAGTCTCAGGTTGCGGGACTGGTTGTGGATGTTGACGAGGCTCGTAAGTGGTCGCTAGGTGAAACGGCGCTGGCGAAGAAGAATCTCGCCAGCGCCGAGTCCGCCGAGCGCACCGTCAAGGCGATGGGGGAGGCGTTAGTCAGGGCGAGAACATGGATTCCAGACCCGCGAGGACAGGCGGAAATCAACGCCGCCCTCGCCTCTCTCGCCCCGAGCCCCTGCGAAGGCATCAAGAACGGGCTCCGGTGCTCGTCATGCGTGGCCGCGAACAAGCCTTGCGCCCCGAGCCAGAGCGCGGAGAAGCCGGACTGGATAGCTCTGTCTCGCCACTTGGAAATCGTCAAGGGCCTGCGGGCCATCGTGGACGCAGCGGACGCCCTGGTCAAGAGCATCGACAGCGACGAGGATGGGGAAGGCCGCTACGATGTTTCGGTGCTAGCCCGACTCAAAAAGCTGTTGCCGCCCCGCCCCGGAGCGGACGCCGCGCAGGCCCAGGAGGAGCGGCCATGAGCAAGAAAGAGGACTTGAAGTTCGCGCAACGTTTGGTGTCGGCCCACAGCCGCGCCGTCTTGTCCTATCGCATGGCATTACGACGAGAACTGGGCGACGAGGACTTCGACACACTCGACCAGATGGCGACCAAGAATAAGTCCGGCACATACGAGTTCGTCAAAGCTCTGGCTGTCAAACTGCTGGACGATTGCCACCGCGCCTCGTCTCCCAGGGGGAAGAAGCGATAGTGATTAAGTACCACGGGCCAAACAGGAGAGACCGTGAACTACGAAGAGAAGGCTAAAGAGATTTTGGCCCCATTCTGCAAATACTGCCTTCCGGTGGATTCGGCGGGAAAAGTCGCCGCCGCTCTGCGCGAAGCCGCTGCGGAGGCGTTTGAGGAGGCGGCGAAAGAGATTCAAGACAACATCGGGGTAATCGACTTCTACACCATCCGCAAGAACATCCGCGCCCGCGCCGCCGCCCTGCGTCCCGCGCCGGGAGAGAGGGGGGAAGCAAATAAGCCTTGACTAACAGCCGTCTAATCGTTACACTAGGTACTATTAACTATGACCAAGGTTGAATCGCCGGATGACGGACAGGGTAAGACGCGCCGGGGCTGTAGATTTTGTGGGGCGGCTATCCCGGCAAGCCGCAAGCCAAAGAACGGGGCTTTTGAAACGGCGTACTGTTCTAAGTCTCATCGGTTAGCGTGGCATACGATGACAAGCCTTAACAAAAAGAGTGCCAATCTGAGGGCAGCAAGGGGACTCTAAGGGGGAGCCATGAGCCGATACGCGACTGACTTTGAAATGGAGTTGCGCTGGGACGGCGAGGACATTCTTTTTGTCGGCAAGATCGAGCCGGGCTATCCAGCGACTGGCCCGACATACGACTGTGGAGGGACTCCGGGCGAGGGGCCGAGCGTGACGGACTACACCTTCACGAATGAAGCCGGGGAAGAAATCGAGGACCCTGACGGAAGGATTCTAGACGCCCTAGAGGACAAGATTCTAGAAGCTTACCAGGACCAAATAGCGGATGATAAGTACGATGCCGCCGAAGATAGGGCCGAGGCAAGGCGGGATGCGGGATTTGAACTGTGATCCGTCACTTTCTTAATTTTGTTGAACTGTGGTTGAGGGGATTTCCGTTAAGTTGAAAAGGGGGATAAATGGAAAATAAAAGTCTTGCCGCCGCATTGGTCAAAGCGCAGTCGGAAATGAAGGGGGCCGTTAAGGATACGGTCAATCCGTTCTTTAAGTCCAAGTATGCGGACCTGGGGAGCGTTTGGGAGGCTTGCCATAAGGCCCTGACGGATAACGGATTCTCAATCGTCCAGGCGGGAGCGTTCCATGACGGACATTTCTTTCTAAAGACTACCCTGCTCCATACGTCGGGAGAATCTTTGAGCGGGGAATACCTCATCAAGCCGACGAAAGAGGACCCGCAGGCTTATGGATCGGCCTGGACGTATGCCCGCCGCTATAGCTTGGCTTCTATGGTTGGCGTGATTAGCGAGGACGACGACGGGGCCGCTGCTTCTGAGCCCGCTCCTGTCCGTCAATCCGCGCCCTCCGAACGTCCTACCGGTAAAGCCGCCGCGCAAGGGGACGGTATCGAGATAGTCAGCTTCATCCCCGAGGACGTTGTTACTGTCGAGGGCAAGGGAAAGGGAGCGGGAAAGATGTTCTCTGAGATTTACTCATCGGACGGTCAGAAGTTTAGCGCGACAGAGGCTCAGGGCGAAATTGCCGCCCAGGCACTTGGGACCAACAGAAAAATTGTGGTTGCGTTCAAGCGCAACGGGCGATTCCTGAACGCCACCAAGGTGGAGATTGAAAAATCCTTGGAATTAGAGGAAACGCCTTTTTAGAATGGGTCTTAAATTAAAGTCCGTTCTAATGTAGAATTGAGGCATGAAAAAGTGCTTCAAGTGCGGCGCGGAAAAAGAGACATCCGAGTTTTACCGTCATCCACAAATGGGAGACGGGCTTCTCGGAAAGTGTAAATCTTGTACGCGAATAGACGTACAGGCAAACAGGTCCAAGCGGCGATACTACTATAACGAGTATGACCGCGCTAGGGCAAAGCGAGGGTACCCCGCTAGACGTAGGTGGTCAATAAAGAATAAGGGAGTTCTTAAGGCCCATCGAATAATGAGAAAGGCTATTGCGGATGGCGAACTCATTAGAAAGCCCTGCGAGATTTGCGGAGACATTAAATCCAAAGGCCATCACGAAAACTATTCCAAGCCGTTAGAAGTTGTTTGGCTTTGTCAGACTCATCATCATAGACGACACGCGGAACTTAAAGAATTGGGGATCGACATTTACAAGACAGTCCCGAAATAAGGGGGAGCTATGACGCGACTTGAAGAAATCGACGCCCGCAAGCAATACGCCGAAGCTCTATCTATCTCAAAGACTGGCGGGTCCATGGGCTGGATTCAGTATTACGGGGATGACAAAGACTCCGACCATGAGACATTGCGGGCTGACTTCATGTATCTCCGGTCACTGATCGAGACAATGAAGGCTAAGACGTTTGACTTAGAGTGCCGCGCCGAGGCTGCGGGGGTGTCCGTTGAGTGAAACATTAAAGCGGGCAACCCTGGAAACTGCCGAGAAGTGTTGCCGCGACATTGGAAGAATCCTAAAAGACATTATGCCGCAGGGATGGGGATTCACCCTGATACTTACTAGCTATGGGGACAATGGATTATTGACTTATATGAGTTCATGCCGCCGAGAGGACATGATTAAGTGTCTTTTTGAACTTGGATTCAAACTGGAAAACAAGGAGAAACATATCTAATGCAAAACTCAACCAAAACCGGATTTGAGCCTGTTCCGTCGGACTTAGCGCGAAAGATCGACGCCTTGGAGCCGAAGTACCGCACCCTGAAAGCGGTCAAGGAAATCATACAGACGGCCCCTCGCCCCACGCTCACCGTCGGGGAAATCGTGGAGTTCAGCGGAATGAAGTTCCGCGTTCTTCGCATCAAGGCTGACGGGAAAGTCGGATTGAAGATGGTTCCATGAGTGACCCCGATATCATCATCAAGGCTTATGTCGGAGAAATAAAGATAGGGGCCATGGGGAGAAGGACGATTCGCCTAGACGTTCCAGAATCGGAGGCCGTGCCTTTTATGGCGGCTTTAACGCTGTTTGGGAAGTTCGCGGAACTTAAAATCAGGGAAGTTAAGGACGAGGAGTAACAATGTCGGCATATGACTATATGTACCAATCGCAACAGCAAGCGCAATTAGGCTCCCTAGGCGGTATGCTTGGACAGTCCGCTCTAGATCAATACCGTCAGCCTCAATGCGCTTGGCCGGGATGCGGAATACCGGGGTGCAATGGATTCCATTCGGAGCCTGTTAAAACAAAAAAGGAGGAGTACAAAATGTTTAAGAGCGTCAGGGCGTACTACGAGAAATACCAGGATATCATTCTGACCGTCGCGGCGATTTTCTTGCTTGACCATTATATGTTTGACGGCAAGTTCAAGACCAAGTTGGAACAGATCATGGAAGGTCTTATCAACAAGGCCACTTCAAAGATTCACGCCATCGAGGGCGCGGAGGGAAAATGAACGCCGGAAAGATGGCGGCTTTCATGGTTGGATTCGCCTTCGGACGCAAGGGATGGGGGCCGATGCTTCACGCCTTCTATTGGTCTGCCATCATTCTAACGTATTACTTCGCTCACCGCCCATGACCGAAGCCTACGACGCCGTTCTAGCCAAGCAAGCCGCCGCCGCAGTTCGTAAAGAAAAGAGAACAGCTAAAGGAATTGCTTTAGGCTTGCGGGGGAAGAAGTCGAAGCGGAAGCCCCGGCGCAAAAAGTCGTTATTCGTGCGGCTGCGTGATCAATTAGACAAGGAGGCTCAGGCTTATGCCGTCAAAAGGGACGAATCGCAAGGTTGCCGAATCCGAAAGGCGGCGCAATGCACCGGACGTAGTGAAGTCGGCTACCACTTATTGCCTAGGGGAAAATGGAAAGTTCGTTGGGACCTTGACTTTATGGGGATCGGGAACATCGTTGGGGCGTGCGCTCCATGTAACGCTGGGGAAAGGTGGCATCGCCTCGATTACGGCGAACGACACCGGGAATTATTTGGTGACGAGTTCTATGAAGCTCTCTGGGAAAGGAGCAAAGAGCCGTATCACTACACATCATTGGACCTGGAAAAAATGCTAACTGAAATCAGGGCAAGACGGGCGGCTCTGTGAAAGGCGCACTCAATAGCACAATGATTGACCGAGCCCTCCCCCTAGAGGACGGATGGCGAATCATCGGGCGTTATAACGATTGGTCCCAGGCAGATGCCGTGAGGCTTGGAATCTGGCGGGATAGTCCTAAGCTGGAATGCCGACTTAGGTTTATTGGGGCGAGATACGTTATTGAGGTTCGCCAATGAATAACAAAATTCAGATTATAAATCCGGTCCCGATGGATAAGGGAGTGCATCCGCAATACTGCAAATGTCGCGCTGACTTTGGCAATGGTCCGCACGATGGGCGAAAATTGACGATGGAACAAAGAACGGTTTACTGCTATTCCATAACGGAAATAAAGGGGAATCCATGAACAAAATGTCTGTTTACGATAAAATAGAGTCCGTCGTTAAGGGGTTCGGTTCTCCTGTCGCTCCGCATGAGATTAACAGCGTGTCTCTTGGGATGACGGAATCGGCCCTTGGTCGCCGTCTGCGGGAAATGAGGGAACTTGGCCGCGTGGGATCGCGGACGCGGGAAGGGAAGTCTTACAAGGAATTTTGGGTCATCGAAAAGGAAACGAAATGAGCAAACAAACCGACATCGAGCGGCTGGCGAGGTTTCTCGGATGGACTTCTGACGATTTCGTGGGCGGTCGCCTTGTCGGAACTGTCACCAAGTTCGACCCCTTCACCCGCCTCGACGACGCGATGATGGTTGCGGAGAAGATTGGCGGATGCTCAATGTGCCAGATGAAGCGCGGCGGGCCGTGGTCGGCGAGTTTTGACGAGGACTTCGCGGCGGACAGCATGGGAGAGTCCCTGATCCTGGCCGAAGCCATCACCCTCGCCGCCCTGGCCTATCTCGATGCGACGGAGAAGAAATGATTTGTATTAAGTGCGTCGGGAAAGACTACGTTCTATGCCGTCACTGTGGGGATTGTGTCTGTCTTTGCCGTAACGGTTGCTACAAGTCCAGGCGCGACAAATCAATCCGCTCCAGGCGTCCCCGCTCCGCTACAGATAGAGGGCCTTTGCGATGAAGAAAGGCGACTGGAAGCCTATATATTGCCGTCGCGGGCATAGCAACTGGCGATACGTTGCCGACAGAGGGCATCGGCTTTGCATTGACTGTGAGCATATGCGTAACCGCAAGCCCGAGAACATCGCCCGAATCAAGGCTCATCGAGAACGAAATCGAGAAAAATACCGTCTCATGCGTCGTGAAAGATATCTCCGCGATCTACAAAGAAACAAAGCGCGGGCTAGACTTTGGTGGCTCAGAGTCAAAGAAGATAAAGGTAAAATATCTGCAGGAGAGATTGAGCAAATGCTAGAGCTTGCTTCAAAATATCCGAGCCGGAATGGGGTGAGACCTTGCGCTCTCTGATCCTTGGCGCTGGTGAAATAGGAAGCGCGTACTACTCAATCCTGAGTGAGCATTATCCCGTTTGGCGGCTTGATATTAGGCCGGAATTGCGGGACGATCCGCTGCCCGATCAGGTAGATATCCTCCATGTCTGCTTGCGATATAGCGATAGATGGGAAGCAACCGTGCATGATGCGATAGATCAGTTTAGGCCGGAACTGATTAACGTAATGACGACGACGCCGCCAGGAACGACGGCTAAACTCGGCCAGCGGTCCGTCCACTCGACCACTAGGGGCTTGCACCCGAATCTCCGGGATGGGATTTTGGCGACCCCCAAGCATATCGGAGGACCCCGGGCCAAGGAAGTAGAAGATTATTTCATCGGAGCGGGCCTAAAGTGCATTACTCATAAATTCGCCAAGACGACGGAATTAGCCCACCTGCTAAGCAATGCCCAGTATGCGACGGCTATTCTTTTTGCCGACGAAATGGAAAAGATATGTCGCTACTATGGGACGGACTATTTTGAGACGGTCATGCTTTATGCCAAGTCCCACAACGAGGGATATACGGCAATGGGGCTTAATTCCAAACTAAGGCCAATTTTAACTCCTCCATATGGCAAACCCGGGGGGCATTGCATCGGCTTGGCCGGGGCATTGCTTGACGAGGACGCGATAGGGGATCAGATTAGATTGCTTCGGGAAGCGACGAAGTGACTAAATACCGTGTCACTGTCGGCCTTTGTGCGGATGCAGACATTAGCCGTCAGTGGTTCATCACCATGCCAGCCAATACAAATGGAGAAATCCGCAGAGCAATTAAACGGCTATCGTCTGAGAAGTATGTTAAAGAGATGGTAGAGAAGGTGAATCGCTAGACGCCGCTTAATCTATGGGTAAGATCGCCGGGGCCATTGACCTATCGCGGAGACAGGCAATCCTGGTTTAACGGCAGTTCAACTCTGCCGAAGCGGCAAGATTTGGAGAGAGAATGGACAAAACAGAGGCGGCAATATCTCACGGCAAGAATATTTCAGAAGAAGCTGAGAATATCCTTTTCGGCGGCCCCGTTTATTCCGTGCTAGTTAAAGAGATAGAAAGGCTGCGGATAGTTTCCTATCATGCGGAGCAAGCCGGATTTTCTGCCGTGGTCCAGACTTGTCGTCCAATATTCAATTGTACCGCTTGCGGACATTTAAACCGTCCGAGCGAATCGAAGGATAAATCGGCGGGGGATATTGAATCGAAACCTTAGATTGAAAGTCGCAAGAGAGTATCTGTCATTGCTTGAAAAGACCGGAGAGCCTAAGAAAGCTTTTCTAGCGATTAGCCGTAAGTGGGGAGCGTCTAGAGCATCAGTCTATGAATACATCAGGGAGCTAAGGGCAAGCGCCTAAGACGTTCCTTCCACATTTCCCGTTCCGTATCTAGTGATTTAATCCGGTCCTCGATGTAAGACCTATTTATTGTCTCGCCGCCGGGACAATTACAGTTAATTTTGTGTAGGCATTTACCCTGGCAGCATTTAGTCGGGCCGCGATAGCCGCCCAGGTAACAGGTCTTTGAGTGTGTCATTTACACGTTTTAACGTATATCAGTATAGAGATAATTATATCGGATAACGCATATTGCTAAATGATATATCGTCGGTGGGCATGGCAGAAAGTGCTAGATTGTTGTGCTACTTGACTATCCATTTCTTGGCCTTGGGATTGATGGCGTTCTTATCCTTAACTAGCATCCCCATTGACCATGTCCCGCAGTCCTGGCATTGATAGGTCGGCACTCGTCCAGCCCTCCGTATCCTGGTCCCACGGCTTTGAATGTTCTTGCTCTGGCATTGCGGGCATTCAACCTCTCCGCGAGTCGTGATGGCTGGATGGCTAATCATCCATGGCCGCATCTTCATATATATCTTTTCGAGCAGGGCAACATCGCCCATATTGTAAATTGCCATTCTCGCCCATGCTTTCTCATCCCCTCGCAAGCAGCCAGCCCATAAATCAAATCCGCCAGTATGAACCTTAGCCCCTATCCCTAACCGCTTGCCAAGATCGCCCAACTTATTGGAATTGAAGCGGAATTTATGGCGGGCAAACTTCAGAGTATCGACGGAGCGATGCGGCGGCGGCGGCTTTAGTCCATGGATTAAGAACTCAGAATTGCTCATTGGGCAATCGAACGAATCGACGTTATGTCCTACTACAATATCCGCTTGGCTAAAAAGTTCGTGAAGTTTTAATATTAGTCCGCGATTATCTTCGGGATTTTTCTTGTAGGTGGGAAGCATTGGAAGGGATAGGCAATGGACGGTTTTCTCACCCAACCACTTCCAGGCTATAGAGATAATCTGCCGTTCCTTGATGAGGTCTCCCAATGCGTCCTGTTCGTACTTACCCCAAACGTAAGCGATATTCGGAGAGGTCTCAATATCGAAAATAAGCGTCCTTGCCGTCGCGGTTTCCGGCTTAATAGCCTTCGTTTGATTCGCGCTCAATGAGTCTCCTTTAGCGGCTAATCGTCAATCTCTCCGTCTTTATGAAAAGTGACAACATTCCCGATACCGCAGGCATAGCATAGGACTGTTTGTTCCCCTGGTTCTGCCTGGACATAGAGAAGCCTTGAACACTTATCCCCGCCGCACTCGATAACGATAAATGCCATTCATTCTGCCGTGATCGTATGGGCACACCAAATATAGCGTTTAGCTATTCTTTCGCTTGTGGTCCTCAAAGACGCCATAGGTTTCCGCGCTAAGGTCCTCATCCGAGCGCCACCTTTCCGAGCCTTGGCCGCGCAATTCCTCGCATCTCCATTCAAAACCACAGCTACATCGGACATATGCGAGTGCGATTGATTCAAGAATATGCTCCAGATTCGGTTTGCTCAAATCCTGGCCCCCACTTAATGGTAAGCTGGAACGGCTGGCATTCTAGATCGGCCTCTAGCCGTGCCAGGGCATCGCCCGAAGCTAGAACGCAGGGCTGCCCAGCGATATCTCCTAGGGCATTTCCCGGAAGGACGCATCCCTCAACGTCTGATTTCCTACCCTTAGAAATGTCGCCGCAGAAATTGCCCTTATGAATCTCTGTCACCGTCCTGCCCGGAACATCCGTAATCAGATAGCACTCGCCATGCTTGGGGGAGTTAAACCGCTGGACGACATAGACACCAGCGGGGATGCAACTGATGCCGATAGCGTTCCCGCGCCAAGGAAGCTCGCCGCTGTAGCATGAAAACCCGGAATCGGTCTTGATGAGTCCGAAGGTCCCATCATCCCCGGTTTCAGTCCTCGTCAGAGTGACGTATCTCATTATCGGCCTCAGACTCGGTATTAGCTTCTGATAGCTTCTGAGCCATGGATTAGGCTCATCCGGAACGCTCACGGCTTAGGCGCATCCTTGGCGACAGCGGAATCAATCTTCTTCTTTGCCTCATCGGCGGCAGCGTCGATAGCGGCCTTTTCGTCGGCGGCGTTCTTAACCACAAAGGCATGGAAAGCCGGAAACTTATCGAGTAGGTCAAAGACATAATCAACGGCAAGACGGACGTGGGCGAAGCTATACCCGACAACGGCCCCGATGACATAATCTTTGTGAGCGAGAGCGAAATTAAGCGCGAGAGAAGCCATTTATCCTCCGTTGCTACTTTGTATTGACCGACACTTTAACGGCAGCGGCGGCAAGACCCAAGACGGCAAGGACACCACCAGCCCAATTCCTGACGGCCTCCAAAGCTCTAAGTCTTGAGCCGTGATCGGCAAGCCGCCCATTTACAGCGTCCATTTTGGTTTCAAGCCTAACGATTGCGCTCAAAATCTCGTCATCTTTTTCCATACGGTTTTACTGGAAACGGCAACTCGCGGAAGCGGCCAGCCATGATTTAGGCTGATTGAGCTTTAGCTGATAGAGTTGGGTCTTATCCGTAGGAAGAAGCGGTCCAATCCCGACGAAGATATCAGGATAGGGACTTCGGGTAACATGCTTCTGCGCCCAGGGGAAGTCCCAGAACCGCCCAGAAATCGAGGTCAGGTCAAGCGCGAAAGGCTCGATAAAGACCGTGGGCTTGGCGTTCTGGATGGCCCGATAGCCGATGTTCAGGGCCTCAACATAATTGACCCCGGCGGCATCATGGAAAGTGTAGGTAGGCACATAGGCCCCGCCGCCGACATGGCCCGCGAAGTCCACGAATCCGGCGGGCTTGGCCTCTTGGAGCTTGGCAGCGACAAGCCGCGGGATGCCGCCCAGGGTCATGTCGCCAGACGGAGCGGAAGGCGCGACGACGGGCGCGGGCTCGACGGCTTGAGAGTGGGCCGTCACGGCCAGGAACAGCACAGCGATGGCGAGTTTCATGGGGTCTCCTTGGAGCCATTCGTAACGCAATTGATGTTGGCGAACAAGTTGGACGACGACGACGCCATCACGCCGTAGTAGTCGAAGCGATACTGCGTCGTCGCGGCGAACACGAACCACGAGGAGTCGAACTGAAGGCGCGAGGAGTTCGTCGAGTCTTGTGAAGCGACAAAGACAGACCAGCTCGGGTTGGCGATGTCCTGCGGCAGGACGAGTGGGGCCGCGCGGGCGGTTGGGGCGAGGAGAAGGAGGAGGAGATATTTCATTTTTTATTTCCCGGTCTGGTATAGCAGAGCGTCGTAAATGATTCCGACTCCAGTTGCTGCGGCCGAGCAGGTTATCGTGAATGGGTTAGAAGAACCGTTATACGTCAGGGACACCGGCTGGCTTTGTTGAATGGTCCGGCCTTGGCAAGTGTTTCGTATGAGTCCGACTCCGCTAAGGTCGTTTGGAAGACTCGTGTCAGATGTTAAGACGAGAGACACCGTGCAGGAGTCGTGCGCACTCTGTGTTCCGCCTCCGCACGAACAGAAATCCCATCGTGCTGTCCCTCCGTTGTTGTTGTAGGCATAGGCGTTCGGGTATGCCTGCCCGTTTTCATAAAAATGACCGGCCGTGCTGTCCCCATTGATGGTGCAGTGAATGATATCCGCCGTGAGAGAGCCGCTTGTCTGCGTCACATTGAAAATAAACTGATATGTCGTGGTTGCGGAGAATACGAATGAGAAGCTGTTGGCCGTCCCCGACGAGTACCCGACCCGGCAACCGATCCCGACGCAATAGCCGCCCTGAGTTATAGTGAGCGTGGAGCCAGACGGTATTGTCTGCGAGCCTCCGCTGCTAGCCGCCGTCGTCTGACAGGTTCCGTCGCCGAAGCAGACAGAAGTAAATGTCGGCGTGCTAGTAAAATGCGGCTTACCCGACTGTAACGCGCTTACCGAGTTTTGTAAGTAATCAAGGCTGTTTTGATCGGTTGAGGAAGTGGCATTGCTTGTCGGCTGAGTGGTCTGAGTCTGTGACCAAGCGGGCATTGACAAAGATAGGATGGCTAAAACAATTCCTTTCAATGGCCCCCCGGAGAACGATAATAGGCGGCGATTGACTCGGGGGACATGATTGAAAACGCTTTAGCCGCAGCGGGGGAAACGAACGGAACGCCAGCAAGGGCAGAGGCTTTAACCGCCTCCGCAGCCGTGCTAGAGGCCCGCAGGGCCGCACCCGCGATCTGTGGGCCAGTAAGCCCAACAGTAGAAGCGGCCTTAAGTAGTGGGCTAGACGGGGAGATTAGGACTGGTGAATCAGGGGTGTAGTGCTGGGCCGCGATTGTGTCGAACAGGCTATTAACAACCTGCCTGCCGCCCGGCTCTGCCGCTTTTTCAAAATCAGCGGCCATCTCTGGGACTGAGGCAGGGGCAGAATTAAGGGCAGTTCTAAGGCGCCTAAGGGTATCGGCATCAGCCTTAGCCTCTGAACCAATCGGGGAAGTATTTAGTCCCTGGCGATATTTATCGAAGATTCCAAAGGCTTCATGCGCCCCGGAATTAGCCTCTGCCAAGTCAGGGAATGCCGAATTAGTGGCGGCCCTGGCATCACCGGCGACTCCCTTGATTAACGCCTCCTGAAGAGAATTAACCTCAGGAAGTCCAGCGCCAGAATATTCAACAGAACTGTCAAGAAGACGTTTAACATTGATTAACTCTGAGCCGGACAGTTTGCCCTTATCTAGAAGCGCCTGGGCTTCTTTAAGTATACCCATCCCCTTGCCGGATGCAAGGCCCACCGTAGAGCTTTCCGGGGCAATTCCAGCCGCCGCCATTCTAGACCTAAGATTAGCGGCCATGCCAGTCGTATCAAACATCTTGCCGGATTCACCGGACGCATTGATGGCGTCTTCTGCCGCGCCAACCGCCTGCCCGGCATTGTTTCTAATCCGAGAAAGGAAAGACTGGGCAGATTCAAGGGCGGTATCAGCCGCGCCTGGGACCATGTTATCATGCGTCAAAACCTGATCCGTTCCGCGACCCAAAACATATCTACCGACGTTCTCATGGATTCCGGCAAACTGCTTGCCAAAACGGACGGCGGCATTGTTTATCGCCCCGGCAACACCGCCCAACCTGTCACCGGGAATCAGTTTTTCAGAAACATCGCCAACGGCAGGGGCCGCGACGGTTCCACCAATCGCACCCTTGACGACATATGGGGAAATCAGAGTCCCTGCCATCTGCCCCAATGCCGCATCCTTCCCGGCTCCGCTTATATCCTGAGCGACCTGTCCGCTTGAAGTCTGCTGACCATTGACTAATTGATTGTAGATCGATTTAAACCCAGCCCCGCCCATCGCTCCAATAGCCGCGCCAGCGACGGGAACCAGGGGGGCAAGCGGTCCAGCGGCAGGGGCAAATGGTAGAGCCATTTCAGCGCCGCCAATCATTCCGGCAATAGGAGCCGCATTGGCCGTCGAATCTGCCAATTGATGCCCGATTGATTGGGCTTGCGGCTGTGCCGCGGCGTCATGGACTGAACCAATCTGAGAGAAAATATCATTAAGCTCAGATTCGGTAGGCGGTGAATCGCCAGTGAGAGTCGCGCTCTTACCGCTTTGCGGATCGGTAACGGTATATTGGGCCATTAGTGGACCTCGACGCTAAACCTTCCAATCTTCAATTGACCGCCAGCGGGATTGGGGTTTGGCTGATTGAATCCCTTGCCGCCAGCGCGTGAGACAATGCTTTTGCCTTCCTGACGCATAGCATCGCCCATGGCCGAAAATGAACCGGAAGTGAGTCCGTCGCTAATCAGCTTACTCGCCTCATCATATTGCTCTTTAGTGGGAGCATTAGGGTAAGACGAAACGACGGCATAGCGGTTCTTAAGGATATTTAGCTTGGTAAGTAGCGCAGTTGACTGAGGGTCATTAAGTGCCTTTTTACCCTTTAAAAATCCGGCATTGACAGCCGCAATCTGATTAGTATTCAGAGATTTAACGAGCGGGGCCGCAGAATCAAGCGTATCCTCAACGACTCCCGCAATCGTTCCGATCTGCTGAGTATCGCCGCCCTGGACCTTGGCAGTAGAGCCCGCCTTAGCCTTAGCAGCCTCCTGTTTCGCATCATAAGCCGCTTGGAGGCTTCCAACATCCGTCCCGCGCTTATTCAGTTCAAGTCCGACCGCAAGACGCAACGCGGCCTGATCCTCACCGCGCCCAAGTTCAGAGAGTCCGGGGTCCTCCTGGCCGTTAACGATTCTATCGGCAATGCTCTTGACCGCATCGCCGCCGCCCTGGCCCGATAGGAGATTGACAAGGATGTTAGACTTGTTAGCCTCTGCCTGATTCTTATTCGCCTCCGCGCCTTTTCCAGCGAGTGAAGCTCTGGCATTAGCCAATCCAAGCTGGGCATTAAGTCCAGCCATGCCGATTAGTCCATGAAGTGCGCCTATCTTCTGTTGATCTTCGGGGGAGAAGCCGGACAGGTCGGTTCCCTGAGGCTGGGCCTGTTGCGGCTGCTGGGGCTGTCCCTGTGGCGCTACCTGACCATATCCGGGCATAGGCGGCATTCCACCAATGGCGGGGACCTGTCCGGCCTGAGGGACAACAGGCGACGGCTGATTAGTGGACGGACTATAGCCATTGGCCTGTGTCGGAGTGCCGTATAGAGAAGTGGGACCGCCATCCTGTGGTGCCTGTGGCGGTGCATAGGACGCCGCCGGATAGAGCCTTGAAACGTCCTGAGGACTCAATCCGAAGTGCTGTAGCTGATAGTCCGCCTGATTTTGGGCTAGAGAATTCTGAGCCGTCTGATTCTGAATCTGCTGCCCCTGAGTCGCGGCCCGGATGCCGGGAATCTGTGCGTCTTGAAGCTGTGACCGCTTCTGTAGCTCATAGGCTTTGAACAGGGAATCAATCGAATTAGCCAGGGGATTGGAGACTTGCCCCGTTCCCATGGGATTGAAATTCATGGGTCCGACAGGAATTTGACCGCTCATTAGAAAAGGCTCCCGATGGCGCTGCCAAGAATATTGCCGCCAGCATTGATAAGTCCCTGCTGTAGTCCGCGAGTTCCCTGCTGTCTAAGCAAGTTCTGATAGTCGTTGCTCTGCTGGGCGTAGAAAGCCTGCCCGCGACTATAGGCCGTATTGGAATCAGTCAGGTTATATGCTCGGCTCATTGCGTCCTGGCCCTGGCCCGCATAATTGGCATTAAGGTTCTGATAGTTGTTCTGAAAGTTCCCAGAAATTAACGGAGATTGCTGGGCCGCAAGCTGTTGCCCGGCCTGCAAAACAGCATTGCCCTGGCCGCTAGAGAACTGGCGGCCATTCTGAGCGAAAGAGGAGTTAGCCGCATCTGCCGCCTGACTCAGAATATTTGAGTTATTCTGAGTAAGTAGTCCCTGATATTGGTTCTGCTGCTGAGTATTGCGGCTCTGCTGGGCCTCAGGCGTTGACTGTAGATATTGTCCTGCCTGCTGATAAGACAGGGTTCCAGCATCGATATAAGGTTGCAGGAAGCTCGTCTCTGCCTGAGTCGGAGCCCGTCCAAGAGTAGACTGAAAGATTTGATCTAGCTGTTTCTGATCGAAAGCCATATTTTCTCCTAAATTTAAGGGTTCTGCTCGCTCCACGGCCACGCGGAGTATTCAAGCATGAGCGCATCAACCTCAAAGCCATTAGTCGAATTGTTCCCGAGGTTGATATTCATGAACTGAGCCGGGCTCAACTGCGGAAGCATGGCGTTTGAATGAACATACGTCGTTCCTGAATTAGTAGATAGCGAAACACTATAAGACCCGCTCTGTGCGTTACTAAGCGAATAAGCAACGGTCATATTTCCAGAGACTTGGTTCTTTGTGACAAGTGAAATCCGGTTGAAATTATTATCAACAAACGGGTTGCCCTGATCCCCGAAGTCCCTGGAAATCCAATAGGCGTTAATCGCGGAGCCATTATCCGAATTGACGCCTCCCAGCTTATTCCAGAATCCTCCCGTCGAATCCCCGAAATAGAGCGCGTTTTGGTTTGCGTCTCGGAACAATGCAGTTGCGCTAATCCCAAATGGATACCATTCGTTTAGATTGAGGTCGTATTTCAGGATTCGGTTAGACGTTGCGGAATTATTGATAGAGGCTGTCCAATAGACAGCATTCTTAACTGGATCAAAGGTTCCCCAAGACGGCTGGCTTGCTGTCCCGTTATTCCAATAAAGAGTGCAGGCGTCAATTTGGGCTTGGTCTGTCGCCGCCGTTAACAGAGACCTAAAGGCGACAAAGACAGCCGCATTGGTTGATATGGATAGCGTTGAGTTATTGGTCTGCGAGGTCCAGCCAAGCTGAGTCGCCCCGGCAGCCGTCAGAGGCGGAACAGTGGGAAGGCCGGCACACGTCGCCGCAGAGGTGGCATAGAAAACAAGTGAGCCATTCCCGCTAGTCGTCTGGGAACAGGAAATTTGACCCCAAGATGTTATTCCAGTTCCGGGCTGGATACACTGAGTCACGAATTGGCCAGTTGATGCGGATAGAAGTGTCCAGCTAGAAATAGACGGAGTAAATGAACTGGTCGGAGCCGCAATCACAAGGCTATTCCTGAGATATGGAGCCGTCGTCACGGAAACAGATAGTACGCTTCCGTTAGTCTGCGATGTAAAAGCCCCATACGGCCCCGTCGCAGCCGTGGCAATCTGTGTCCTAAACGTGACGGATGAAGCCGTCGCAGAGGTTAGATTTACTCCATAAACTCCCCATGTCGGCGTAGAAAATGCCGCATTATAGGCGATGGATTCTTGATTGGGATAGAATCCATTAAGTTTTAGGTGGGAAGCGTGAACAGACCCAGCCGGATAACCGCTAAATTTAAAGTTCGTGAAATGAGAAGTCACAATCGGCCCGGCTGTATCAGTTCCGCTAGATAGGAAAGCCCCATCTAGAAATGACTCAGCAAATCCGTTTGTCGATAGGCTAACTAGAATTGTGTGATAATTACCATCGTAAGGTGAAATCGTTGATTTCGAGAATATAGTCGTAACGGTTCCCCCATTGGATGGCGGACCGCCTCCAGAAATCTTAACCATGTCAACGGCACTTGACCCCTGAAGCATTCTCAACGCGTATCCGCTTGTATACTGATCTGTCCTTGTGTCTTGTGCGACTATCCAATATTCAAAATCGCCGCTAGCGGTGGCAGTTGACTGAAATCCGAAAGACCAAATTCCTGTTGAAATAGAATTTGGAGTGCTTGCGCTTGCCGTCGTCCCACTGTTGTCGGTATTGGCAACAATAGTGTTGCTCTGAACCGAGATCGTCCCGCTTCTCACCGTCCAAATCGAATCAAGCGTATTACCGTCGATATTAGAAACATACTGACTGACTGAGGCTAAGGTCGTATCAACGTCAACCATGGACCAATCAGTCGTATTGACTCCGAGGCTTGAAAAAGTCGTGGAAGTGGGAAACACAGACCCTGCGGCAGAATAGGTGTTCCATGCTCCAGCCCCATACTGCGTCCCCGCCTGCCAATCAGCCTGACTTGTCTGCGTATTGCTTTGGGTTGAACCGCCGTTCTGTGAGGCCACTAGACCGGACAGCTTCTTAGAAATGATGTTAATTCCAGTCTGATCTAGGCTCCAATAGTTCCCATCAGAACCACGGAAAAGCAAAGCGCCTGGAACCTCAACAACGGAAAGCGGATCAGACGTTCCAACCGAGTTAGAGACAAGGAAGCACTTAGACGTATACTGATCGCCCAAAATACAAGACGAAATAGAACTTGTCTTGAAGATATAGAGACGGCCAAGCGCGTTCTTTAATGCCCTAACCGCATCACCCTGAGCGCCCATCTCATCCGTATACGGGTCCGCCGAGTTTAGACCCGTCGTGAAATTGGTAGGCGTTCCAGACTGAGAATAGGCAACCTGGGAAGGGTCAGCCGTCATGCCTGATATAACAAGCCTATCCTTCGTCGCCTCAATGATCGAGCCAAGAGGGGCCGTAGGAAGTGGGGTCCTAGTCGTGCCGTCATAACGCCATGGAATGTCGTGGCAATCATTAACCGCATAGACGAAGCCGCCGATAGAGGCGAACTGCCAGCGGGTCGGCATACAAGTCCCGCCAGCCGTGGACAGGAAAACAGCGAATCCGGCGTTATTGATGGACTTGGAGCAATTGTGATCCTGGCAAACGATCTGGACTTTATCGCCGCTTGTATCGACGAACGAATATGCTCCGGTGGGGTTGGAGGTGGAAATAGTAAGAGAAGCAATACGAGAGTATCCCGAACGCTTGATTAGCGCGGTTCCGTTTAGAGAGGACTCAACATTTAAGGCGTCCTGTGCCTCATTGCCGATTGAAACAGACGGGTCGTTTTGATTGACTCCAAGGAATTGAGACAGGATAGCAGGCGGCTGGTCCTGCTGCGCGAAGCAAACAGAACCGAGCGATAGGATAAGAAGTAAAGACTTAATCAAGGAGCCCACCCAAGGCTAGTCGTATAGTTCCTAACCCCGCGCATTCTCAAAGGCTCGCTGACGGTATTTTTGAACTGATCCGACGCCTGGCTGACATAATCGTTATAGAGGTCCAAAAGTCCTTTCTGATCTGAAGTGATAGATTCGCTGGAGGTTTCGCCTTCAAGAAGGAACCATGCCGCCCAGGCGCAAATACCGAGATGGTACGGAACAAGAAGGGCGGTACCGTTAAGCGGATTGTCCGACGGATTAACCATGTCGGCGGGTAGCGCGAAATAGGTCATTTGCAAATCCTGACCAGCCTCATTAGTAGTCGGAATCGGGAAAAGAAGGATATTCTGCCTAGCCGTATCGGGATCGATGTTATATGCGCGAGGAGCGCCAGTGATGAGGTCCCATCGCGTTCCGGTATTCTGCCGGGCAAGCTCCATGCGTGAAATCGGCGGCAGTGGTAGTCCATTGGCAAGGACAAGCTTTTCCCACATGAAATCAGTAGGAAGCGGATAGTTAGCCTGCCCCGCCACAATAGTCTGAGGCGTCATGTCCTTGAAAAGACACTTAGAGTCCATTGCGAACTGCTGCTGCGCCAGATTTAGGGCCTGGGTATAAAACCCGGCATATCTGGTTCCCTTAGTGTCGTTAACAAGCCTCTGCGTCGTCGTGGTAAGAGTGGCGAGATTCATTGACCCACCTCTAGCGGGGTAAGCTCGAAAGGCTCAACCTCATCAATGCCGTTGAGCATTGACGGGGCCGAAATCGGGGTACGGGTTAGGCAATCCTCAATCGCATCAATATAAATATCGATGTTCTTATCGACATTGAAGTCTTTGGCAACGCGGGCATGAGCAGCGCGTCCAATTCTCTTGCGGAGTTTCGAATCGGAAATGAGGGTTTGGATATGGCTAATGAACTGCTCCGGGGTCCGGGCCAAGAAGCCGTCAAAGCCGTCTTTTACAGTCTCCGCGAAGTGCCCGACATCCGAGCAAACCGATGGAATGCCAAGCGCCGAATATTCAAGCCAGCGAAGATTAGATTTACCACGGTTGAATTTATTGTCAACCAGCGGGGCCAATCCGATGTCGAAATCGAGTCCAGCCAACCGCGCCGGATACTTCAGAATCGGAGTCCAGCGGTTATCGATCTTGACTCCCTTGCGATTCTTCAGAAATTCAGGAAGCGCGGACAAGTCCTCTTGGAAGTAAGAGGCGATCACAAAAGAAACGTCATTGTTCTTTTCAAGGATGGCAGGGAACACTTTATCTAGAAGCTCCAAATCCTTTGAGTGCGACCCCGACCCGATCCAGCCGATTCTAATTCCAGTCTTCTTTTTCTTCGGCGCATTATCCCACTTCTGAACGTCAATCGAATTTGGGACGACATAGATATGCTCGTTGAACTCGGAATAGACATCTTTTAGATATGGCGTGGATACAATTAATCCATCCGAGTTTCTGAATTGGTCAATGGCTAACTGAGTCAGATGAGAGCCCGGAGCAAGGGTAGCCGAGGCCGGATTGTATGGCGCAACGTCGAAGATATCGTCATCAATCTCCGAGAGGATCGGCTTATTCGGAAACTGGTCTTTCATCGCATAGAAAGCAGCAAGCGCGTGACGGGTCTCGATGCGCTGGAAAACGATTGCGTCGGCCTGCTGGCCTGCGGCGAATAGCTTGCCGAACAAGAAAGGCTGATTAGCCGTATCGGCAATGTCGATTTGCCAGGGGCTCATGGTATTGCAATCTTTTTCCCAGCCCAGGCAATGAAAGCCGACTTTGCGTGTACGATGGGCGGCAACCCAAAAATTAAAGCCCCGCCAATAGACCGTACCGCTATTGCTGCCGACGATCCAAAGAATGTTCAAGCCGCCACCTTCAAACCCGCCAGGAATCCTTTCTTGACCGCCATAACCGCCGCCTCATCTCGATTCTTAGTAATCTGAGACGAAAGCACCCGATAGCAGGCCAACCGCTGCGGGATGAAATCAAACCGTGCGCCAGCCGCAATAGCCTCTGCCTGCTGCGCCCAATCATCCACTCCCAGCTTCGCAATCTGGCCATCTCGATAGGGGAACTTATCCGCGAAGTCAACCGTATAGGCAACCGTTGAATGAACGATCCTATTCTGTAGGCCGGGATTCTTGGCTTCGTCTAGAACATCAGGCGACAGCGAATCGGCCCCGAGGATATGCGACGGGCGGCCCAAAACGTCAATGACCTGGGCAGAGCCATAGACGTAATCAAGAGGCTTAGACTTAAACTTCTTGACAGTCAATTCCGCACGGTTAGGGGTAGCCAGATCATCGGCGTCGAGGACGCAAATGATTCCTTCTGTCGCCTCTCGATTGCCGATATTGCGCGAGTAGGAGCGGCCGAGATTAACCGAGTTACGGATAACTTTAACTCGTTCGTCCTTCGCGATGAAGTCTAGATATTCATGAGTCCGATCCGTAGAGCCGTCATCAACAATGATGACCTGAATATCGCGATGGGTCTGCTGAAGGGCGCTAGAAACGGCGTGCGGGAGAAATGTAACGCAGTTATGCGACGGGATGACGAAATTTACTTTCAAGCGCACACCTCCATGAGCTTCGCGGTCTGACTGGAATACATGGCCGGGGCATCCGCTTCCGCGTCCTTGCTGGTCAGTTCCCTGATCTTATCGACACATTCAATAATGAATTTCTCAACGTCCCATTTGTCGTCAATGAATCCGCAATAGGGCTGCTGGACATTGGAGATAACGTGCCTCCCGGTCAGATGGGCCCGCTTGATTGACCCCGTAGTCGTCCGGTCGGGGAAGAAGTGAATCAGTCCCTTGTAATCGGACAGCTTGGCCGCACGGTCAATCATTTCAAGCTCGATATCCGGCAAGCTCTGAGCGATAACTGAAATCATAGGCGAATAGTCAGAGGCGATATCCACAACCCATTTCTTAGCCTCAGGCATCGGCTGGACGTTAGGAACGCCCAAAGGCAAAGTCATGATAGATGCCTTGAACCCCATCCGTTCAAGCAATCGTTTAGCTTCCCGATCCTCGCAATACTGAACGGCGACATTGTTTAGAAGCTGTGCAAAGGCATCGATGGTCTTGAACGCAACCGAGTGATACATCTCATTGATGTCATCCCCGGTCCAAAACAGAATCTTTTTAACGTGTTTCTCTTGGAAAATAGCCGCGTGCTTCTCCGCATTGGGACCGAGGGAGAAACCAACCTGGATGATCGTTTTATAGCCATGCGGCTTGTCGTTTGGAACGTCCTGATAGTCGGCGTTGATTAACTTAGCCAAAGCGAGTCCATCATGCCTGTATCCCAAAGACGACACGCAGACTTTGCGATTCTCCAAGTGATGAAGGGTCTTAACCGCATTGACGCGATCAAGCCAAACGTCAGGCTGGCAACCGTCACCGGAAATTGACCCAATCTCAGGTATGGCTGTAGAGAACGCATATCCCTGGACGTAGAGACCGAGTTTATTAATGTCCCACCCCATGGATTCAGCCTTTTCCACAAGGGAGAGCCACATATCCCAATCCTGTAGGGACTTAAGTCCCTCAGTCCAGCCGGGATAAAGAGACTTACGCATCGGAAAGCAGCCGCTAATATAGTTCCTGACCTTCAGCGTCCAGGGGTCCCAGGGCTGGCCCTCAATTGCATACTTCTCGCCAAAGAACTTATAGCCCGAATAGATGAATCCAACCTCAGGATGCTTGTCGAACTGCTCGACCCACATCTTAGAGGTGCCCGGCTCAATGGCGCAATCGCTATCAAAGAAGCAAAGGATATCACCCTGAGCGTGTTTAGCCCCTTCATTCCGGGCCTTCTGCGCCCCGCCATGCTCGATTTCGACGATGGTAAAATCCTTGTCCTTCATATGCCGACCAATGATCTTTCGCGCTTCCTGGCTGGGGCCATCAAGAACGAAGATGGCTTCCCACTCAGTCAAAGCCTGCGCGGCTAGAGACTTGACGCATTTCTCAAAGACATCGGCTTTGGGCTTATACGTCGGCACGATAAAGGACAGTCTGGGCATTAGGTGGTAACTCCTTGTCTCAGTTGTTCTGGGTACTCGCACGGCTCAAACTTGAATCCAAATGAATTCTGGAAAGTAACCCTGGGGTGAACCTTGGCTATTTCTTTAGCGATTTCAAGCGGCTGACCTTGATTAAGCAGGCACTTGACCATCCGGTCGATACGTCGGTCCAAGGTCCTAACATCAGAGAAATGGGAGATTTTAATCCCTGAGTCTTTGACTTCATACGGATAGGCGCTGAAATCAGTACCTCGATATCGATGCTCATTCCCAGTGATCTTGCTGAAGTAACAATCTTCATTCTCCGATCCGTAGGCTCCGAAGTAATGTAGCCCCAGGTCGGGATTGTGTAGGCGGTAGATGTTTTTCCACGCTTCCGCGCGGCCCGTTTTGATTTCATAAAGCTGCCCGTCAGGCTCCCCGGCAAAAGAGCGCATGGATGACGTATAGGCGGGCGCATCGCCCAGGAATCCGATATTACCGGGCTCGTCCAGCATCATGTCTGGATGAGCGAAGATGGCATAGTCAGTGGTGAGGGAGCGCAGGCAATCGTTAAAGACGATCTGATAATCAGAATCCAAGTCCGCACAATCCCGGTTCTCAAAGAGCTTAATACGCTTGCCGAATGGATGATTAGCCCGAACATCCTTGATTATTTCAAGCGTCCCATCACTGGAATTTCCATCAAAGAAAACCTGTTCGTCCACAAAAGGAAGCCAGGACAGAAGATGGGCCCTGATCCATCTGGCCTCATCTCGAATAAGCGTAAACGTCCCAACCGTACTCACTTAATCACCACCGCATTAAGGCTAACTGGCTTGCCGTCAATGTTGCTCACATTGTTAGAGCAATCGTTGGGATTGGAGAAGTCAAAACGCTCGACAAATGAACACTCTCGGAAGCCGACGGATAAAACGGTATCCCTCAAACGCTTCTCATCAAACAGGGCATAATGGAACGCGGTCTTGTATTCCTGATCCCCCATTAACTGGGCCTGTACCCAATCCTTTAGTCCGCATTGACGGTAAATATCAACCGCGCGATCAAAATCAGGAACCGAGAGATAGAGAACCCCGCCTGTCTTTAGGACACGTTTCCATTCGGCCAAAACATCAGAGGTTTTAGTGTGCGGGAAATGCTCTAAAATGTTGCTGGCGAAGATAGACGAGACCGAGCCCGACTCAAACCTAGACAGGTCAGAAACATCACCAACATAATCAACGCCGGGATGGGGGTCGATATCAATATTCTTGAATCCAGGCATATGCCTATCCCTGGACCCGAGATTAAGTTTAATGGCTTCCATTGTCAGCATCCACCATCCCTAAACCATTCCGAGATTGACCATAGCACCCAGGCTATAAGCGTAGCCGCGACAATAACACCGCACCAAGCCAAAAAGGCCAGTGCAATCTGTGTCAACGTCCAAGTGCTGATATCTCCCATTACTGGCCGCAAGCCTTCCCGATATTCGTCGTGGTAACGGTGGAGAGATAGATATAAGAACCAATCGCCGCCGCAGTGGAAACGCAAAGCCCGGTTCCCGCGCCAGTCTGATTCGCTTCAGAGCTAAGATAAAGCGTATACGGCGTATCAGTCCGCGCCTGTAACTGTGCTGTAGTGAGTACCTGTAGCTGGAACACGAGAGCGCCCGCCGAAAACCCACCGTTAGCATCTCGATAGGGGATGGTAAGCGGGGTATTAGCCGAGTCAGCCGTAACCATGGAGGCCGGGTTAACCGTCACCGCATTACCGATTGACGGGATCAGAATAGCTGCGATAATCGCGATAAACTTCATTATGCCTCCAACTTCATAATCTCTATGCTGCCCCCGGGTTTCCCCGGGAGCAGGAACAGATTACGAGCGCTCGTTGGTGATGAGGATGCAACCAGCGGACGGGTTCGTGACAGCCGCCACGGCACGGAACTTGTAGGCGACGGTCGAGAACAGGTTGTAAGGATCGTTCGTGGACTGGTCTCCAGGCCGCTTAACGATCATCTCCAACCCGCCAAGCTCAGTCACGGCGACGCACTCCATGCCGAGAACGGGCGTGATGTTGGCCGACAGGGCCGACGTAGCATAACGCGGGATGTTCGTAGACATGATGATGCGAACGCCGTGAACAGGGCTGCGAACCTCGCCCTTGAACATGGACTCGGACGGGCCGCCCTGGTAGTTCACATACCACTGCTTGGCGTCCGGGTTAGCGAGGAGCGAAGTCATCGCCTTGGGGTTGCAAACCGCGACGTAAGAACCATCGCCCCAAGTCGGGACATCGAAACGGCGCAGACGGTCGGTAGCCTTACGGAGCGCAATCGGGCCGAAGCCGGAAGAGATCGTCCAAGTCTTAGAGACAGACAGGCGACCAGAGGCCGAAGTCGGAACGATGACCGGAAGGCCGAACTGGAGCGTATTAGACGACGTTCCAGTGTTAGCGCAGAAGGACGACGGGAGCGAACCCTGCCACGCGGAGAGCATCTTGGTAGACGCGCCAAACGAGGAAAGGGAAGCCTGATCCTTACCAACGCGAGCCAGCGAGTTCTGGAAAATAGCAAGCTGGATCACGTTATCCTGAGCGAGAGCGGCAGACTGCATAAGACGCTCAATCGCACCCTGAGCGGCAGGGGCGATGACAGTCTTCTCGAACAGGTCCGAAATCTTAACGCCACGACCATAAGAATTGATCGTGACGTTAATCTTGCGGGAGGAAAGGACGACAGCCGCGTTAGACGACTGCTCGGCCAGGGTAGACGACGGGGCCGCGATACGCCGCCAGCCGTTGAACGTCATCTGCGTACCATTCCCCTCGGGGAGAGGATACTTCTCGGCAAGCTGGTAGAGCCAAACCTGCTCGTCTAGAACTTTGAGAAGCCGCCGCGTGAAATACACGGGCAGCATGTTGTTATTGGTAGAGGTACTAGTCTGCTGGTCAGCCACTTATGGTCCTATTCCTGTTTTTTAATCAATAGCCCTTGAAACTAGCCTTGGGCACTTCCCACTTCAAACCAGCCTTGGTCCAGAATTCCGCTTCCTGAGCGGGGGTTAAGGTCTTGACGTAAGCCTCAACCTGGGCCGGGGTGTTAATCTGAAGTGAGTTTGCGGGGTTAGGCGAGGATGGCATCACTGGAAGGGGTTGACCCGTCTGTGAGCCCGTGGGATTCGGAATAGCAACCGTCCCAGCCTGACCTTGAATCATTTGCTTCTGACCAATGAGAATCTGTGCCGCCGCCCGCCATGGTTCCGGCGAGTTATCAAGCCAAGGATTTTCCTGACGGACCTTGACCAACTCATCATATCCCTTCGGCGTCAGCACTTCGGGGAAGTTCTTGGCTAACGTCTGAAGCTCGGAAACCCTACGTTGCTCTGCATGGGCTTCCATAAGCTGAGAGACAGGCCCCATGGCCTGTTCAGCAGCCATCCTGGACGACGCTTCCGCCAATTTAACCTGCACGCGGGCCGTAGCGATGGCCTGCGCTTCGGTATAGCCTGCCCCGCTGTTGAATAGATCACGCGCAACCTGTAATTCTAGCGGCGTAAGGTTGCCAGGATTAGGCTGAACCACGGGAGCCTGATTGACAGGGGCTTGTGGGGCAACCGCCGCAGGGGCCTGACTCAGCTTGTTCTGAGCCTGCTTCAAAGCCCTCTCGGCATCTCCATATGACTTCAACAGCTTCTCAGGGTCTAACTTACCGTCAACACCACGGAACTTCTCAGGGACTTCAACAGCCTGGACAACTGGAGCCGCAACGGGCGCGGCGACGGCGGGCTGCTGTGCCACGGGGACAACAGGGACGGCAGGGACAGTCGTTACCACGGCCTGGGCGGGCTGACTGACCACCTCAGGTTGCGCGGGCGTCTGCGGCTGACTCTCTGCGGCCATCTTGGCTAAGTCCGCGTTCCAATCACTGGAAAGAGCGACAGTAGGTTTAGCGCCTTCCATCGAGCCCGATCCAATAATTACTTCAGGAACGCCAGTGCTAACGGTCATTTCGCTCATTTATTCTCCGGTTGCCCTTCCGTCGGGGCCGTTTGATTTTTACGCTTGCGGGTCCGCTTAGGCGGATTGCCGCGAAAATTGATTCCCGTCATAAATCCGGCAAATAGGGCAATTGCGAATAGAAAGATAGCCGCCAAAGTGGTCAAGCCACAACCTCGTTAGCCGCCTGCTCTTTCATCATTTCTTTGCCGCCCCGCTCAATTTCGTCATCAATCCAATCTCGGAGTGAGACAAGGACATTAAGCCTTTGGGCGCAATGAGCCGCGATATGGGGCGGGATATTAATAACCGAGCCGCTGATTTCAAGTGCCGTCCGTTCACCCTCAATCCTAGACTCGAACTCGGCCAGGAATACGGAGAAATCCTCATTGGCCATAAGGCGGTGGAGCCTCTCGCCGCGTTCAATGGCTTTCTTATCGGCCACGGGCTTTCCTAAGCCTGCGTTCAAGGCGAATCCTATTAGCGGCATCATCCGATTCTTTAGAGATTCGCTTGATTAGTTCGGCTCGCTTACGTCCTTTTGTCATTAGACTTTCCCCTTCGGCTTCTCTTTGCTGGCAAGGTCGGGAACTCCCTTAACCTTTTCCTCTTTGGCCCCGTCCGCATTGTCGGCCATCTTCTCGCTTAGATTGCGCTCAACATCCTTGACGGCCTGACCAATCACAATCTCAGCAAGCATCTGTTTAGCCATGGGCTGGGCGATCATCTGCGCCATTTGCTGCATCTGGATTTGTTCTGCCTGCGGGAACTCAAACGTGGAAGGGTCAACCCCGAAGCTCTTAGCCTGCTCCTCGGCGTTGGCAAGGTCATTCCACCACGGAGCGCCCTTGAACTGTTCGCGGAGCGCCGCAAGCCTGCCCTGTTTCTCGGCCTTGCCCTCGCGCTCAAAGATTCCCTTGGGCTGGAATCGGTACTGAGTTTCAATCTGCTCCGGGCTCATAAGCTGGAATCTCTGCGCCCGCTGCTGGCCTAGGGCATCAATAACGTCCTGAGGCGTGATATTGGCGTAAATCAACTGCCAATACCCACGGAAGATATCGTGCATGAAGCGGAACTCAGAGAGCATTGCAATGAACGCAAACTTGGCCGATTCCGTCCGCTTAAGCATTTGCATACCGCCAAGCGTCTTAGCCCCGCCAGGAATGCCCACAGGACCATGCTCGGCGCGATTAACAGAGGTGCGCTCCTGGGCCATACGCTCCCATTCATGCACCTCAGAGAACCCAGCATTAATCTTCACATCGGGGCGCTCCAGCGGGAGAATCGCATTCCTGACATCGCCATTGGGACCAAGTTTCTTTTGGTCAAGGCGGACGATGAGTCCTGGGCCGCCGGACACAAGGTCCTCCGTATTTACAATGGCTTTCTCAATGACCGCGAAGCCCTGCTGAAGCGCCAAATTACCCTCGTCCAACCGCTGATTGACAACCTCATTAACGATCATCTGAGGATTGCGAATCATCTCAGGGATTCCACGCCCATAGAACCGATTGGCTACCGGGAAGTAATCGTCTTTATAGAAATTTGGCTCACCGTCATAGGTATCTTCAAACGTGACCGCAAAAATAGTCTTTTCCGTGAAATAGACGCAGGCGGGGACCAACTGCTCCGCATTGTCAATCGGCAGAGGATTCTTCAGTAGCGGATAGACCCACTTCTGCGGCAGTTTGGCATGAAGCTCATAGGCTTCAAAGTCCTTCTGATTACCCTCCCGCCTCGGAGCAACATCGGCAATGCCGCGCTCCATCTGCAATAGCTGACGGTCGGAAGGGGTCACTTCTTCGGCTCGCGCCTGAGACAATAACTGACCCGCTTCCGGCATCCACTCACCGGACTTGATATTGTCAAGAATCTGCTGAAGCGAGACGCGAGTGCGAAGAAGCCGGGGCCGTCCATCCTTCATCGTCAATGACTTAGGATCGACAAAGAAGTCCCAAATAGGGATATGCCTAATCTTCACTCCCCGGTAAGATACAACCTTCTGCAAAACGGTCTTATAGCCTGAAATCTGTCTCTGCCCCTGCAAACTGCGCATCATGCCGCCGATAGTAGTCAGCGGCTCATAGACGGGAACCTTAGTCGGTCTATCGGCATACTCAACGTCAAACCAAATCTGGCAGAAGCCGGAGCCGTAAGTATTCCGGTCCTCTAGGATCGAGTTATAGTGAATCTCAAACCTGGACTTTTCAAACTCCCGCTTAAGCAAGTCCTCAATGTCCTGGGCCGTCGGCTCATCGCCACCGGGACGGTTAGACACCTCACAAAGCGGCTGAGACCCCGCTACAAGCCTAAACAGTTCGGCATGGATAGTCTCACGATGAGAGGGGGTCAGATCGACAAAGGCTTTAGCCTGCCAATCCTTCTTTTTAGACGCAAGGCGAGGATCGTATCTCCCATCCGCATTGCGCTGCCACATCAACCATTCATCTTCCCAGGACTGTTTGCGCCAAGTCCTAGCCGTCGTATACCATTGCCAGCACCAGTTAAGAAGCTCCTGGCGGGCTCCAATGCGGCCCAACTGCTGGGCCTCGCGGTTTTTAACCGCCTCAATGTCGTTGAGGTACTTAACTGCCGCTTCGGGCAAGGTGTCGGACTGAATCTGAGCCATTAGCAAAACCTCAAAACCGCCGCGAAGATAGATAGTCCGCCAGCCATAACACCAAGGAGAAACAGGGCATCCCGCTTAGTCGAACAGGACATACAAAGATTGCTGGAACGCATCGGATAGCGGAAGCAAGAGGGGTTAGCGCAAGTGTTGGCTATCTTGCTCATGCGAGTCCCAAGTGATACGGAAGCCAGGATTCGTAGTCTGTAGGCCCGGGCCACGCAAAATCAAGCTTCCATAGCCAATTCAGATATTCCGCCTGGAACGGATAGCCGATGCATTGACCCATTAGCTATTCACCCCATAGTAAGGCTTTGTCCCTGTCCAGGCGCGGGCAACATCAATCTCTGGATTGGTCATCAGGATATAGCGCAGAACGTCAGCGAAGTCCTTGAACTCCTCTTTAGGCTTACCCGTCTTTGGATCGCGCCCCCACATCTTCATGGCCGCGATTAGATTCTTGCACTTAGGCGAAATCCTGAGGCGGGGACGATTGAGAGCGTCCATAGGCTTCGACGCATCCCACCGAAGGTATTCCTTAACCTTCTGAATCCCTGTCTCAACTTCCTCGCCGCCAAGCGAGTAGGAGTCTTGGAATTCAATCCCGACCTCATTGAACTCGTCACGCAACGTCAGTCCGCCCATCGTCCTGCGGACATTGCCGAAGTGGCGGTCGAGGATGCGCGTCTCGATTTGCCGCCCATTTTCTCGGGTACGGATCAAATCTGCGTATTCCTTGACCGTCAAATTGGAGTCTTTGGCCCCCTCGAACTGAATCTCGGGATGCTCGTCATAGATGTGGACGATTCCAGCCCTGTCAACGTAGTACCAAAGGATCGCGAGAGGCTTGCCTATGGCCGGGTCAACCGCCATACCAATAGAGACAGGCTCATCCGTTGGAGGCAGGAATTCATCAGCCGCGACGTGAACAGCAGGATCGAACGCCTTGAAGATGCGCCCGGACATGGAGAGGGGGCGGCCGGTAAACCTGGCCTCACGCTCGTCCGGGTCATACTGTGACAGCACCTTTTCGATCTGCTCATGTTCGAGGTTCCCGTTAACGCCGTGGGTCTTGCAGTTCTCGCAGCTAGAACCATAACGAACGCGAATATTTTTTCCATCGGCCTTGTTTAGAAGGCCATCGACAACCCACACATTATCGAGCAGGGAAGTGAAGCCGCCGATGATATAACCGCCTGATCGGGAACGGGCTACGGCTTCTTTGTAGAGAGGTTCAGGCGGTGGTTCATTAAGCCCCTGGAGACCGATATTCGGGCCAGCCGCCTCCGCCGCGTCCCGTTCGTAGCTGAAAAGGTCAAGAATCCATCCGGTGTCAGTGTGGAATACAGACGGATAAGAGTATCGCCCCTTAACTGCTTCGTAATGACCCCTGGGGAAAAGTCTTTTGATTGCGGTTTGGAGTGATCCAATTTCCTCTAGCTCCGCAGGACCTGAATAAATGCGGGCTCGCTTCGGATACTTCCAGTCTTGGAATGACGGAATAGCAAGCGCCGCCGGAGCCATCGCGGGCCAGAAAGCGGCGGCGAAGATCGCGGCTAGCATCTCTGACTTGCCCCAGCCATTGCCAGCGCCGGAAATGCAAATGAAGCCGCCTTCAATGTCTCGGATGAAGGCTTCTTGTCCACCTGTAGGCTGGAATAGGCGTATCGCTTCATTTTCCTGAGTCCACTTCAGTTTTGCTAGCCACTGTCCCGCTTCCTGCCTTTGCTGCTCCGATAAGCGAGGCAATTCCTGCCTCAAGCTCGCCAATTGTGCTTCCAGCGATGGGGGTAACATTCGCGTCGATTACGCTAGTCTCAACCGATTTTCCAAAGGCCCTATCAAGAATCTCTTTGGTCGCGGCATGACTCGCTTTTGGATCGGGACTATCCGCGCATTTCTTGAGTTTATCGAAAGCGAAAAGAGCAGCCCAATTTCGGCATTTCTCCTCGAAAATAACCTGGGCCTGCGATTTGGGGGGGCGTCCTCCTGGATTACCGCTTTTTCCTTTTTCAAATGGCATTGATCTCAGTCCCGCCATTCTTAATAGTGCTAACCCTATCAATGATCGACTGGACCAGTTTTCGGACAGTTAATTTAGCCTCAATTTCATCCTGATAGTTATCTATTACCCAATCCACCAGGTCTGAAACCCGCTGCCCGGGGGCCTGCGGCTTTGCCCAAAGCTCAAGGTTCTCGATTCTATTGTCTGAACGATTTCCATTCTTGTGATGCACATTCTCAGATGGCTTCAAATAACGCCCAAGATGGCGCTCCATAACAAGACGATGCTCACGAACACATAGAGTTTTATTTGCGCTCGGATGACCAGGAGCATAAACGCTGATATAGCCTAGTTGCTCGCGCCTACCACCCTTCCAATGAAACGATGCGGGTCCTTTTGCGCTATTTTTAAAGGTGCATTCACGCGAACAGTAATACCTATCGCCATTCCTTTGAGATTTATTTCGGCTAAATCCTACATCCCCGCATTCATCACAAATTGCGCTATAAACAACGCATGACCACTTTCTCAAACGGATTGAGGCGATCATTTCGTGTTCTTTCATTCGTCGCCCAAAAAATTGCCCACGCCAGATTTCTCTAGCGGGGCGGCACGTTGTCCCTGATTGTTCAGGCCAGGGGCGAAATAAAAAGGCCGTCCAGCACCAAGGGGATTAGGCGCGGACGGCCGGAAGGATAAAGTTTGGCGCATCTATATTTCATGCGCCCCATAAGCCTGAACGGTTACAGTCTAACAGGTCATTGCGATTTTATCTAGCGCGGATGCGTCCAGGTTTCGGACAAAATCAAGTTGGGATCGTGCGGGCCCTCCGGCTCATTAATGTCCTGTCTCGATGAAGTCTCGCGGTCCCATTGCGCTAGTGTATCCTGGGACTAAAGCCTAAGAATGTCCTCGACGATTTCATGACACTGAGAAAGACCGAAAGAGATTCCCTCGGCCTGATCTTCAAGGCGTCCAACGTGACCAGACTTCAACGCCCGCGCCTCATTATTTTGCGGGTTCTCCGGGATTTCTCCCAGAAAACGAGAGCGAACCGCACGGAGCTTGTCAATCAGACCAACGAGTCTTTCGACATTATTACCGTTTTGATCCAAAACCGCATCTAGACGAGAAGGCCGAGGATGGGCGGCGACAGGGCTTCCGGCAACAGCGCCGCCAATGTACGATTTATAGTTGGCGAGTCCGAGTGCTGACGTTTCCATTATTTATCCTCTCTGTGTTTTTCAGTAGACCGGAACAGCATAACATGAACGTCAATTATCCGCAATAGGACAGACAGCCGGGACGCCTTGAACGCTACGACAGTCCAACTTGCTTACCCTGATCCCCTTAAACGTCTCAACCGATGAGCAGCCGGAAAAAAGATAGGCCACGAGCAGAAGGGGAACTACTGCCAGCGGCCCGAGAACGGACGATGATCGAGTCTCGCCACGCTCTCTGAAATCCACAAAGGATATATTACAGGAGTATTGCCGATTTATCAAGACCCAGGCCGTCATATGTAACCATCTTGGTATCGAACAGAAATCGAACACCATGTAAACTTTTTGTGACTAGGTCCAAAGACCCATGTAATAGTATCGGTGCCGTGGTATGATTTAGGCATGAAGAAGAACTGGACGACGGTTGCGAAGTGTGGTTTCCCCGACGGTGAAGCGGTCGCCGTCCGCGCTTATGATTTTGAGAAGTGGTGCCTGGGTGTCCTCGGAAGCCTGAAGGATGGTACTCGGACTTTGAAGTGTGCCGGGGATTCGTTCGCCGGGAGTCTTGACCCGCGCAATCAAATCCGCAAGCAGACGATTTCGAGCTATACTAAAATCGTTTACGTCCGCGAGGACGGGGCCGAGCATGAGGAATCCGTTATCCAGGTGGAGCGGTGAAACACTCAACGGGCGTCTTTATCTGCCTCATTCCGCTAGTTTGTTTTATCGCCGCCTTCGCGTATGCTCTTTATCTGGACCGCTGGGACTAGTAGTTAAGACAGGAACCAAGGGGAATGAAAATGGAAACCAAAGCGGAAGGGGATAAAAAAGAGATGTGCCCGGCCTGCGGAAGCACTTGCCCGCTTCGTCATGATGGCTCTTGCGTTGATTGCCGTTCCTCGAAAGAGACCCAAATCGCTCTAGGGGGTCGTTAATATGGCGACCAGTAAGAAGCACGAAATAAGACTTCCTAAAGCACTCCCGGCCAAGGGGACTTTCGTCGGTCCCGATTCAAAAGGATTTTATCTAGCCGATTGCGGTTGCCGATGGAACTCGTTGCATATGATCCAGTGTCCCTTGCATACTGCCGCGCCTGACCTTCTTGATGCTTGCCGCTCTGCTCTTAAGGCAATCGAGGGTCGGGTTGCATTCCCGCCTTATGGAGAGCCCCCGGTTTCAATTCTTCGCGCCGCGATTTCAAAGGCGTCCGCTAACAACATCTAATCAAAGGGGGAACTACAAATGAAAACCGAGAACAAGACGACGCACACGCCGGGGCCGTGGGAATATCGCAAGCAAGCCGTCTCGCCGACAGGAACACGAAACCTCTGCGGCGTCGGACCTGTTGAGGACGGCGCGGTTTGGTTTGTCGCCGAAAACGTGGGGGAGGACGACGCCCGCCTCATCGCCGCCGCGCCGGAACTGCTGGCCGAACTGCGCGACATTCTTAACGGCCTCGACGAAGCCGAACGGATGAAGTTTGACGGATTCCATCTTCGGGCCGGGAGTAAGGCGCATCTCCGCATCCGCGCCGCCATCGCCAAGGCCGAGGGAAAGAAGTAGTGGAAATCGTCGAGTGCCGCCGCAAAGCCATAGAGCATTGGCTTATGAACGTTCACTATGCCCGCCGACTTCCTTCCGTTTCTTTTGGCTTCCAGCTTTTGATAGGCGGGGAGGATTGCGGAGCGTTGACTATCGGTAAGCCCGCTTCGCCTTGGATTTGTCGCGGGGTCTGCGGCGGAAAACACTCGGAAAAAGTTTGGGAGCTTAACCGCCTTGTTTTGCGCGAAGGTCTTCCGAAGAATACCGCGTCTGAGTTTCTTTCCGGTTGCCTTAGACTTTTATCAAAGCAGGGGGATAAAGTCATAGTTTCGTATAGTGACGAGGCTTGGGGCCATAGAGGCTACATATATCAGGCCACAAATTTCATATATACGGGATGTTCCAAGCCTAGAACCGATGTAGACCCCGGAGAAGGGAAGCACTCGCGGCACTACTCAATGACGGATGAAGCTAGGTCCAGGCGTAAGAATAGATCGGCCAAGCATCGCTATGTTACGTTCATCGGGCCTAACCGACGTAAGTTAAGGCGTGATCTTGCCTATCCTGTTTTACCGTACCCGAAGGGAGAATCTAGCCGTTACGACGTTAGTAATCCGGTGCCGAAGGCCGCTAACCATCACTAACCAGGGGGACGAGAAATGGACTTCGGAGAGTTCTTGGATTTGTGCGGGATGGCGGTTTCGTTGGGACTTCTAGTTATAGCGATGAGGGGGATTCCGTGAGCGACTTAATCCATGTCAAATCGTCCGCTATAAACAATCTCCCTCTGTGCTGTTTCGATCCAAAGGACGCGCCGTTAGCCTGGACGACGTTTGAAAGTGCGCGGGTAATGGCCACTTGCGCCGAGTGTTTGGCCGATGTTCTGCGCGATCAATGTTCGTGCGACAACGGATCGTTTTCGGACGGCTATGGAGAGAAAGCCGCCTGCCTTCAATGCGACGTTGAGGCCGCACAAACGATAATCGACAACAGGGGGAAACCGTGACCGAATCAGACTACCGCATATCCATGACCAGCGCCGAGCTTCAAGCCGAATGGGATTGGGATAAGGCTTGCGAACTGGTCAAGAGACTGAGCGATGAACTGGCGAAGGTCCGCAGGGATAACGAAGACCTAAAACGGATTATCGGGAATGATTCAAAAGAGCTTCGGAGTCTGTGCGAGTCTAGGGACTTAATGTATGACGCGGGAAAAAGTCAGCAAGACAGGGCCGATGCCGCAGAGAAACGTGAGCGGAAACTTTTAATGGCGGTGGAAAAGGCGCGAGAGATTCTTCAATCGGAATGCGTCGGAGATAGCGCATTCATCATCCTGACTGAAGCCATTTCCTACGTCGAGAAACAGTCCTAGTCCTCTCTTTTTTGTCCGCTTGACGTTGTTTGGTATCGGTGAGTCGGTGACAAAGTTGTTGCTAAATTATTTCGAGTGTGATAGATTATGAGCCATGAACCCGCTAATCGTAAAATCAATCTGCCCCTCGGCAAGTTCCTTAGCGGGTTCTCTGCCGAGGGGCTTCTTTTTTGCCCGCGCGTCTATCGGGCCGAAAGCTCACGAATCAATAATGATCGGGGCAGCGTCAAATCAAATAGTTACGCGACGGGGACCGAAGCGTCAATCAATCGGTTAAAGCTCCCGTCAAATCCCGCTCTGACGCCGACGGTCAACGGGTACCAACGGGGCTCTGAAAAGAGACTAGACTTTCTGAAACAAGGCTCACCAGTGAAGCTAGGTAGGCTGGAAAGAGGACCGGGGCAGAGAGCGGGGAGCGGACGGAAGTAACGCACAACGGGGATACAACCCCGGGGGAAGTTGGTCGGTATTGTAAGGGGGATTAATGGACATAGGAAAGATTGAGAGAGATATTTCGGAGTTGAAAGAATTAAAGAAGTCGGACGAACGGTTAGCAAAGGCGCGTCTTATTCTTTCCGAGGTTCAGAACGCGGAGCGTGAGTGCGCGAGAGACTTTTCTATTCCGTTTGATATCGTGCGCCGGGTCAGAGAGCAAATCCCGATTATCGAGGGACACGTTAACCGATTAGAGGCGGGGCTGATTCGGAGGGGAAAGTGAAAACCAAATACCGAATCAGTTTTGACTATCTCTCCGACTTGCCCGAGTCTGACAGGATCGAAGAAATTAACAGGCTGCGGGCTGAGATTCATAAGCACAGTCCGTTCAATTCGGAGCCCGTCGATTTCGT